CTCAAGAGACCAACCTCGCAACCAGCGTTTGGCGAAAGAGGGTTCTTTTAGTCGTAATTATGCGACTATCGACCTTTCTGCGGCAAGCGATTCAGTGAGTTACAGCCTTGTGAAGAAGCTCTTCAGAGGGACGAAATTGCTACGTTTTCTCATAGCAACTCGTTCTCCGAGAACTCTTCTTCCTGACGGCAGACTAATCAAATTGAAGAAGTTCGCACCAATGGGGTCAGCTTTATGCTTCCCGATTGAAACGATCATCTTCGCAGCGGTTTGTCATTACGTAACACGTGAGCACGGCGTCACCGGAGACTATTCTGTCTACGGAGACGATATAATTGTACCTACGCAATGTGCGGAGGATTTAATGCTTACTTTGAACATATTGAACTTTAGCGTTAATCGCGACAAGTCCTTTTATGACAAAGAGTGCTGGTTCCGCGAAAGTTGCAGAGCTGAGTACTGTGATGGATTTGACGTCACTCCAATAAGAGTGAGCCGTAAATACAATCACAAGCTACAATTTAAGCGCATGCAAGGTCTAGTAAAATCGGCTAACGCAGCGTATAGCCACGGGTACTCTAATCTTCGTCACTTTTTTGTGAAAAAGATGAGAACTGATGGCTTTACTGCGTTATTTTCTCCTACTTCGTTACTCGCTGATAATTATACTAATTATCATGCACAACGTCGTTGGAACCAGAATCTTCAGAGAATAGAAGTAGAGGCTACAACGCCTGTACTTCCTAAACCTAAAGTTCAGGACGAGTTTACAAGATATCGACATTGGATAGAATCAACTGCCACTCGTCAAGAGTTGGGAGATGGATTCGTATCACGGATCGATCATGTGCCCGTGTTAATTAAGAATCAATGGTTTATTAAACCGTATGAACAGCTTGATCAGCCGTTCATCGACCATTTTAAACCGTTGCAGAGGTAAAACTGGCGCCTCTTTCAAAGCAAAGCCTGGATAGGCCTACCCCTCCTTAATGGGGTGGTGCTCTCACAACTGCG